GGAGCTGAAGAGTCTATGTCATCTGACCAAGTTATTTGGTCTGAGCAGGGTAGACTACACCTAAGCTACAACGGTACTGTCGTTGTATCAACAGGTGTTATCACTATTGGTACTGATTTAGACGGTAACACTGGCGGCAGCGGTCACGGTATCAGAGTTGGTGATACTGTATTAGTATCAAGCGCACGTGATGGATCTACTACACAGGCTTACGTTAAGACTCGTACAGCAGGTGCTGCTACTATTACAGTGCTACCTTACAAAGCGGCTCTTTTATCTGACGCAGCTGCAGGATCTTTTACTGATGGTGCTGTTACTGTTATGGTATATGGATCTGAGTTTGCAAAAGGTACTAACGGACAGTCTTCATCTAACGAGCCAGTTCACAAGAGCTTTACAAACAAGCCAATCATTCTAAAGGACTTTTACCAGATCAACGGATCTGATGCGTCTCAAATTGGTTGGGTTGAAATCTCTGGGGAAGACGGGCAAAATGGTTACCTATGGTACCTAAAAGCTGAAGGTGACACTCGCTCTCGTTTCTCTGATTACGTTGAGATGTCTATGGTTGAATCTGTTAAAGCTTTAGCAGCTTCTACTATTCACGACGACGCGGTTTATGATGGAGGTTCTGGAGTTATTGCTAACACTGATCCTGGTACTGAAGGTTTATTTGCAGCTATCGAAGATAGAGGTAATATGTCTTCTGGTATCTCAGGAGTTAACGCTGCAACTGATTTAGCGGAGTTTGACGCTATCTTAGCAGAGTTTGATAAGCAAGGCGCTATTGAGGAAAACATGATGTTCCTTAATCGCTCTACATCTTTAGCTATCGACGATATGCTTGCTTCTATGAATTCTTACGGTGCTGGCGGTACTTCTTACGGAGTATTTGAAAACAACGAAGACATGGCTCTAAACCTTGGCTTCTCAGGTTTCCGTCGCGGATCTTACGATTTCTACAAGTCTGACTGGAAGTACTTAAACGATAACGCGACACGTGGTGGAGCTGTTGAGTCTTCTAGTGCCATCCGTGGAGTTATGATTCCAGCGGGTGTATCTACAGTTTACGATCAAACTTTAGGCAAGAACCTTAAGCGTCCTTTCCTACACGTTCGTTACAGAAAAGGTCAAACTGAAGATAGGAAGATGAAGACATGGATCACTGGTTCAGTTGGTGGAAACATCACAACGGATCTAGATGCTATGAACGTACACTACTTATCTGAAAGATGTTTAGTTGTACAAGGTGCTAACAACTTCATGTTGTTAAACTAAGATTATGTTTAGTGAAACTACCCTGCCTTCGGGTGGGGTAGTTTTATATTAATTTTTATTATATTATATTATGGCTAAAAAACAAACAAAAAAAGTAGAGGTTGAAGAACCTTACGTAGAAGAAACAGTTGTAGTTGAAGCTCCTTTACCGGAGCCTAAACCAATCGCTAAAAAACAAGTAGCTAAAAAAGATACTTGGGAAATTAAAGACAGGCAGTACTATTTATCAGGTAATCTAACGCCTGTTAGTTGCAGTATTAGATCTTCAAACATATTCTGGTTTGATGAGGAAAAAGGATATGAAAGAGAAATAAAAATTACGTCAAATCAAAGAACGCCTTTCGTAGACGAAATGGTAGGTGATCAAAGATTAGAGCATGTAGTTTTTAGAAACGGAACTTTATACGTACCTAAAAACAAAGTTATTTTACAAAAAATACTTTCTTTGTATCACCCAGATAGAGGCAGAAAATTTCATGAGAAAGATTATCAGCAAGAAGCTGTTAGTGAAATTTACAGTTTAGAATTAGAAATAGACGCGCTTAACACTGCTCAACAGCTAGACATTGATATGGCAGAGGCAGTAATGAGGGTAGAGATTGGTTCTAAGGTATCAGAGATGAGTTCTAAGGAGCTTAAACGTGATTTACTACTATATGCTAAGAGAAACCCTAGATTGTTCTTAGAACTTGTTAATGATGATAATGTAATGCTTAGAAACTTTGGTATCAAAGCCACGGAACTAGGTATTATTAAATTATCTCAAGATCAAAGAACGTTTACATGGGGAACTAACGATAGAAAGTTAATGACTGTTCCTTTTGACGAACATCCATATTCAGCTTTAGCCGCTTGGTTTAAGACTGATGAGGGTATGGAGATATACTCCAATATAGAAAAAAGATTAAATTAATAATCAATGGTGATGCAACTACCCTTCGGGGTGGTTGCTAAACTATAAAAAAAGAATTATGGCAGTAAGTGTAGACACAGTTTATCAAAGAGTACTAGCTCTTGCAAATAAAGAGCAGCGAGGTTATATTACTCCGCAGGAGTTTAACTTGCTTGCCAACCAGGCTCAAATGAGTATATTCGAAAGTTACTTTTATTCTAAGAACCTACGAAATAGACAAGAGCCAAATAGAACGAACGAAATAGACGAAACTGATATAGACGAGTTGTTAGCTAGAAAGCTAGCACCATTTTCTATATTTCAAGAGGTAACAAGTGGTACTACGTTTCCAGCAAATGGAACTATATCAAGTGTAGCTAGACCGGTATTTCAATATGGTATGGTTTTATCTAATAATGAACCATGTCAAAAAGTAAGCGTATTTGAAGCTCAACGTTTTAAAAACTCTACTAGGCACATGGCTACTACGGCTGGTAGAGGTCCTTTTTATTGTGACAGCAGAACGACTGGAGAAGATATACAAGTGTATGATGGTGGTGATGATCCAGTTTCTACCGGCGTTACTGTTGAATGTTTTTGCGCACCTCGAGCAGTTCAATGGTCGTACGTAGTAGTTAACAATAAAGCTTTATTTAACGCTAATACCGCTGTTGATTTTGAGCTGCATAGATCAGAGGAAGACACTCT